CCGTCGAACTTGAACACGGCGCAAAGGAATGCGGCGGTCAACTCGGTGACCAATTCCTCGGCCGCATAGGCGCGGTCCCCAAACCGGCCCTTTGAGAAATCGCGATCCAAGCGCGATTTGTGGCCGGTCCAATGGCCCAATTCGTGGAACGCAACCCCGTAGTAATCGGTCGCGGAACGGAACGCCTCAAAGGCAGGCATCGCGATAAAGTCTTGCGAGGGCGAATAGAACGCGCGGTCCCCGCCGACATCGGCGCGGAAATCACAACCGGACGCCGCAATGAATTCATCTACCGTCGCGTCGCGCTCATCCTCATGGCGCGGCTTGACCGGTTCCGGATTGAGCACCTCGGCGGGCAAGCCTTCGCACTGATCGACATTGAACACCGCGTAAGCCTTGAGCGCGGTAAAGACGCGGCGGCCTTTTTCGTCGGTTTCCGCTTTCTTGTCCTCAAGGCGCAACACCTTGACGATGGTTGCGGGAGACTTTTCGCCCTTGCGCACGTTGCCGCCCAATTCTTTGGCTTGGTTATAGGTTAGCCAGCGCGGCGAGGTGAACGCGCCTTGCGCCATCCAAAGCAGGATGACGTTGCAACCGGAATAGGCGTTGCCGGTTGCCGCGTTGTGCGGGATGTTTTTGCCGGGCGTTGCCGACCATGGCTTAACCCATGGCGCGGTGCCGGTTTCGAGTTGCGCCAGAATGCGCGCGGTGACTTCGCTATAGAGTTTGGTTGACATCGATGGTTCCCCTTTGCGTTGATCGATGCCTGATATATCCAAAATATTTGGACGCGGTCAATCGACCTATCCAAATAGTTTGGTCACGAATTGTTACGACGTTAGACCAAAGTTTTTGGATTTGGGGATTGACACGCTGGGAAGCCTCCCATGCGCCCAATTATTTTGGATAGTTGGGTAGCGGGCACCCAAAAATAACGCATCCACGGGCTTCTAATTGAACCGCAACATTATTGCGCCGCGGACCAAATTTCTTGGCGATTGTTTCAAATCGGGGCGAAATGCGGCTGGCATAGGCTGGCGCGGCTTGCAATCAAAATATTTTTGGATTTGAACAAGATTTTTGGATTGACGGCTTTTGACAAAAAAAGAGCCCGGCAAGATGCCGGGCCCGGTTGTCGGAATGTCGCGCGGATCAGAACAGCGCGCGAATAATGACACCGCCATAGAGCATGGTGCCGCAGAACAGCGCCAGTGTCACAGCGGCGAGCAAGTCGCTTGCCTGATCTTTCATCGCTCGCCCTCAATCGCTTCTTTGGCCTCGCGCTTGGTTTGCCATGTCTGTGCGGAACATCCGCTTTTGTCGCGCGGGCCTTCGCCCCATTGGATGCCATCAATCAAAACCATCCAATCACCATCGACGGTTTTGACCAATTCGTAAGGCTTCGTTTTCATAGCTTGAATTCCCCTTGTTTGTGATCGTCGCCAAATAGGCCAACGTCGATTGACTGTTGTGGTTTGGAAGGTAGTAGCGGCGCATTGGCGCGCCGCTGTAACGCTTCCCCGATCCGCGCTTGCGTTTCGGGTAGGTCGATTTGGTCAGAACGGAATTTGGCCATTAACCGTGTCCAGTGACATGCGGCGGCAGTCCCATGCGAAATCCAGCGCGGCGTTTTTGGCGGCATCCCGAAACGTCATGGTTGCCTCATAAGCGGCGCGACGAAATGGCGACATTTCGCGATAGCCCTTGGCGTCATCGAACGCTTTGGATGACGAATAGACTTTATGCGTCCCGCCGCAGCCCGCGCGCTGGTAGCGGTCAGCGGCGAGGTGCTTCAATTCCTGCATTGCGTTTGAGTTAAACATTTAGTGGTTCCCTTTGCGTTTGTGGAATTCCACCATATCCAAAATATTTGGACGCTGTCAAGGGCAGCCAAACATTTTGGGCAAAGAAAAACCCGCCGATTGGCGGGTTGATCTCAAAGCGCTGCGGCGCGGTCTAGACATCGTAATAGGTTGCGGACACGCAAACGCCTTGCCATGTGCCGCCAGCGTTGCGGAACGCGCGCAGTAGTTCGCAGGTCCATTGAAATGCCGCGCCCGGATTATCGCCATAGCTGCGATGGTTGCGCGATTTCACCTCTTGCGACAATGCGCGGCGGGTTTTGGCGTGAATGATATGCACCGCGCGCCCTGTGCCGAAGTCGTCGGCGATGTCGAGCGCGGTAGCGGCGGCTTGTCCCTCGCGGAAACCCTTGGCGTGGTTATCGGTCGAAAGCTTATCGATCATCTTGTCGAGAAAGTCCGCGCGGATCGTCAACGTTTCGGGCTGTGGTGCGGTTTCGGTTTGCATTTGATTTCCCCTTTGCGAGCGCGGCACTATGCGGCGCTTCTAATGTCTCAAGCCCGGTAGCGGTTTCCCGCGCCGGGCATGAAAGCGATTTGATTGGACTTAAGCGGCGATCCAACCCTTGCGCGCGCTGTATTTCTGCCAGCGGCCATTCTGCCAGCGCAATTCGCTGCGGCACTTTGGGCGCGGTGCCGGGAATTCCTCCAAGATGATTGACTTGGTCGCGCCCAATTCCGGCAATGCGCCATGCACATAATTGCCTTGTCCCAGATAGCAGGACACGCGGCCGTCAGTGATGGTTGCGGGTTTGCCGATGGCCTCTTGCACGCGGCAATAAGTCATCCCGCGTGTGGCGAGTGATGCAATCGGCCAAACCTGCCGGATGATTGTCGGTTCGGAATAGTGCGGATCGATATACTCAAAGCCATAGCTGTCAGTCGCCAGTTCGATGATTTTACCTTGCAGAGCCATTTTGCTTTTCCCCTTTGCGAGCGCTCGCATGATCGCCAGCGCTTCTGACGGCCTAAGCCGGGTATCCTTTCGGAGCCCGGCATTGGTCGCGATGTGATGAGGGTTAGAGGGTTTCGGCCATGCGGCGCAGTTCCGGCCAGCTATGGTTCTCGACTAATTCGGGATGACCGCGCAACAGAACGTGGATTTGCTGCTCTACCTCATGCTGATCAGCAATATGGACGGTCCGTTCCAGCCAAGTATAAAAGTGTTCTGCGGTGTCCTGATCCATTTCAATTCCCTTTCAGGTTTCGATCAACGCGGTGTAGGTCTGACAATCGGACGGCAGCACACCAAACGAGCGCGCGTCGTGGTGATGGATAAATCCGGCATCCTCGCAATCGACGATGTTGCCGCCCAGCCAATCGGCGAAAGCGTCGGCCTGCGAAATTTCAGCGTCGTCCATATCGCCAGTGTCGCCGTTGATGAAATAGCAAGCCCAATGCGAGGGCGCGGTCGCGGTGACAGTCTCGAAAGCCATTGTAGTTCCCCTTTGCGGCGCGGTGTTGCGCTGGCCTCTATGTATCCAAACTATTTGGACGTTGTCAATAGCATAAGGCAAAGAAAATGCGGAAATCAGCCAAGAAAATTCACAAGGCAAAGCATGACGGGAACGGGCCACAAGCCGCGTTGCGCCGCGCCGCGCGCTCGCATGCCAAGGTGACGGTGCTGCGCGGGTTTCGTCCGACCATTGCCAAGCCAGCGCAGCACGGGAACCGTTAGCTATGGGGAAGTCTAATGCGGAGCCTAACGGTCAATCGCGTGGCAATGGTGGAAGCCCGAAACCGTTCCGCAGGACAAGGCCGATTGCGCCTTATCACACGGTAGGCGCGCCGACCCTGTACCGCGAGGAATACTGCGCTCGAGCCGTGGAACTCATGAGCGACGGTTACGACATCACCGCGTTTGCCGGGAGTATTGGGGTCAGCCGGGACGCGGTTTACGATTGGATGGCGCGGCATCCTGCCTTCGGCCACGCGGTTAAAGTTGGACAGGCTGCGCGCTTACTCGCCCTGCAGCGCAAGCTATTGACAACGCACATCGGTGTCGGCGTCACTGCAGCGATCTTCGCGCTCAAGAACGCAGCACCTGATGACTGGCAAGATCGATACAACACTGAGACGAAGATCACGCACAGGATAGAGCAGGTGTCAGACGCTGAGTTGCTGTCGATCATCGCTCAATCCCGCACGATAGAGCATGATGCAAGCCATTTGCTGCAGCACGTCGACCAACGTCAGCATGTTGCAGCGACCGATAATCCCTCGCCGACTGGTACGGCAGGGGATGCGAGCGCCAGCGGGACACCGGAGGGGGAAAAATCGCGGGGCTAAGCATGCTTTCTTCGACACCACCCCCTGCAAACCCGCCATTCCGAAAAAGTCGGCGCTGATGTCGTCGTCGCCAAAATTTCCGCTAACCCCAAAAAGGGCTTTGCTCGTTTTGAGAATTTTC